TTAGCATATTTCAAAAACGGTTGCCATCATTGTATCATACATTATCAAACGTTTAAAAATCGCGCATATTGTCAAAATATTGTTTTTGTCATTTTTCAATAATTGAAAAAAACCGTATTCAAAATCGTATTCATTGCCCGCACAATCGAGAGAACGAGCCCGAGGGCTTTTTTTATTTTGTCCGTTATAATAGACAATTTCAAAAATTGCCGTTATAAACACAAAAAGACCACCTCAAGGGTGGCTTATTTTAATTATCGTATATTTTCTAAATTCTTCTCAATCCATTCAAGGCGATTTTGACGGCCCGCTGGTATCGGTCTAGGATCTTGAGAATAATTCTTGAACCGCATTTGAAGCATATAACTATCCTCAACTTCGCTACTTTTCAGGGCCACTTCAAGATAAGCGTTAGCAATCCAATTTCCGCCCGCCGTGTACATTCTGCCAGTACCCCCGATGATATCGTCACGGCTATTCTCAATCCATTTTAGGAGTTGCTGCTTCTTGAACTGGTCATAGTAAGCATGGAACGTCATATTCATTTTAAGCGAATTGCTGAAATAATAGTGAGTTTGAGCCTTGCCAATCATCGCCAATTCAAAATCTTCAAACAAGCAATCAAGCATAGCATTAACTCTTAACGCTCCCATCTTTTCGATAGAAGTTTCTCCGTTCTTAAATTTCTGCCAGTTAGCGTCCGTGAATTTGATATTAGGAAGACGGTAGAAGTCGTTCTCGTAACGGAAATACCTTCCCACGTATTCCAAAATTAAGCCTTTGATATCATTATTGATTTCCATTTTGTTTCTCCTTTTACTTTGAAATTAAGCGAGTACGCTCTTTGGATACCATTTAGTGGAAATTCCGTAAGGTGTTACGATTTCAAGTTTAACAGCTTTTTCAGTTTCCTCTACCAAATCTTTGACGCTGATCGCAGTAACAGACATGAACGCCAAATCTTTCTTGTTGCGTCCGTGAAATTCTTTTTCTGCGAACCATTTCTTGACACCTTGAAATTTAACATTTGAAGAACGGAAGAAATAGAAATCGTCTGCCATGTGTTGGCGTTTAACAGTTTTCCAAGCGAATTTCAATGCAGTTGAGAAAGTCACGTCATTTTTTTCGTTTCTGAAGATTTTCCATGCCAATGTCATTACTTGTGATTTCATTTTTGATTTCTCCTTTATTTATCTTACATATTCATTATATATCATGTATGATAGTTTGTCAACACTTTTTATCAAAATAACTAAAGTTTTTTTATTCTGAAACTAGTTTCAGACAAAATAAAAAAAGCCCCTCCAAAAGGAGGGGAAACACATTATATAGGAATCATTTCAAGGGATTTTACTCGAGCTTCGAGGATTTTAAAGTCCTCTAATGGCGCGTAAGCTGTGCTTGCTTGGTGGCTTGTGATAAAGTTGTCACCACCGTTTCGCAATTTCTCGTCGATTAAAGCGTCAAGTCCTAATTCAAGGTGCTTATTTTTAATATTGCTAGTCATTTGAGCTTGTAACGTGGCATACGTCGCGAACGTCTGATAAGCCATTTCTGAGGTCATATAAGCGCTCAAGTCGATCGCTGGGGTTGTTGGTGCTGGTCTGCTTTCTAACGCTTGAACTCGTCTTTCTAGTGGCCCTAGATCAACCGTTGTAACTTGTGGACGTGCTTCGAGAGCTTCGATCCGTGCAACTAGTGGCCCGTCATTGTATGCTTGTACAGCGTGACCAGCTAGATAGTTGGCGATCTCATCGCGTAAGCTGACTTTGCCCAATTCAACCATTTCGGCTGGCTGGTATTCTTCCGCGGACTGAACCACGTCAACGCGAACGCTCTGATCGCTTGGGAATATATAGCCATTACATTCAACCTCAACGAGATAGCTCTCGACTGGGAGGATTTTCGGAATTTTAAACGTCACTTTCGAGCCTTGGGCCGTCGCACTAAAAGACGCCTTGCCCTTCTTGCTCGTAAAGTGAATTGTAGCTTCCCGGCCGTCAAGATCAATTGGGGCCCATCTTTCATCGTACAATCCAAAGCCAAAAAGGGAAGCCGAGTCGCCTTGTTTAACGACTCGACCACCCTCAAACTGCTTTAAGTTGGTACAGTTTGAGCGATTCATTCAATCACCCCTTTACTCGTAATAGTTGACTAAATCGTCCTTATCCCAGCATGACAACCAGATAGGGCCGAATTGCCCAAACTCAAACAATCGCCAGTAGTAACCGCCATAGTAGCCACCCGTGCCAGTGTCTGAGATATTGACTTCGTCTTGCTCGAATGAGAAGAACATACCAGCTTTGAAGTCTTGATCTGCACCGTCTGGCAAGTTGTTTCCGTTCTCATCTACCCAGTTAACCATTGAAACGGGGATCCCGTTCTCTGTCCAATCAAAACCAATTGGCGTGAGATAGTCACATTTGATTTGCCAGATACCGTTAACGTATTTGACCTCATTTGCTTCGTAGTAAGCCTTCTCTTGCGGTTGTACGGCTGTATTCGCTTGGTTGTTTGTCTGTGGTGCTGTGTCAGCGTATCGCCAAACTTCGATATATGCAGGCTTGTTCCAGTTATAATAATCGTCCCAAGGATAAGTATTAATAGCTTGTCCTGCTGCACCTTGAGTTGAGTAGTCACACGAAATAAAGTATGTACCATCCATCATCACTCCGACATGGCCACCAGCACCACCAGAAGATGACATATCAGCACCCCAGCTCATCAAGATAATATCGCCTGTTTCAGCGTTCCAGTCTTGATTGATGCTTATACGGTAAAAGCCATTATTTGCAAGCTGTTGACCAAGTGTTACTGTCGATGGCAAACCTTGAATTGGAATACCAGCTTCCTTCAACACTTGCGACATGATACCCGAACAGTCACCAGTTCCATCTGAACCGTTACGGCTTCCAAACATTGAATATGTAATTAGTCCTCGTCGACTAGTAAAACCGTTAACGAGAGATTGCTGTACAGTCATATTTTACCTCCTACTTATTCCATTCGTCATTCGCTTTTTTAACGGCCGCTTCGATAAAGGTATTGAGCTCTTCGTTCGTCAAGTGGATATTTTGAGATTCAAGGCCCTCAATCAAGCTCGTTTTAGCGTGCTCGAGCTTATCTTTGCCATGGATATCCAACTTGTCTGCAACTTGCTCTGTGGCGTTGACCGCGTTCTTTGCCAAGATCTCAACGATCTCGATCGCTTTCTTACCACCTCGCATAACCAAGTATTTCTTGATCGCTTGTACAACGATACCAGTTAAGACAACGAAAATGCTCATAGCTGATGAAGTAATAATGCTTGTGATTTGATCCATGTTATTTTTCCTCTTTCATTTCTAAGTCTAAGAAGCGGTTGAAAAGTACTTTAATAGCACCGTTGCCGCCTAATTCGACATAACTTTCATATAATTTCGATAGCTCTTCTATCTCGTGTTGATTAGTATAACCGCGATTGAGAGCTTTCTTTAGATTTTCTTGTAATCTAAAACGTTGCAAGCGCTGCAAACCTTTTCCGATTATCGTTAAATTCTTTCTATTTTCTTTTCCAATTTCTTCTACCGAATGAACTGACGTTTCGAGGGCTCCTATCTTGTTTGATAGGCCCTCAAGACGTTTGTCAGCCTCTTTTGTTGTTTTGGTACTTTTAAAGGAAAAGTAACTAGGAATTATGACGACAAGGACAGGAGTTAGCTTGTCAACTAAAGCCAATAAATCCAACTTTATCACCCCCTAACAGCAAGAAATATCTTACTGTGCCGGTTGTGTTGGTTGTGCTGTAGTAGTTGCGGTAGTCATTGGATCTGTCGCTGGTGTTGCTTTAGGTTCAGTCCATTTCCAGACTGCCAACTTACCATTTTGTGACAGAGCACCTTCAAGATCGGCCACGGTTTCGTTGTTGTAAGTAAACTCTTGATTTACTTGGACAAGTACACGATTTCCTTCACCATATTTCACGATATGATTAGGATCAGTTACTGTGAAAATGTCGTATGGTTTATACGTTTTACCAGTTTGACCAGCTTCAATGAGTTCCAATCCACGGCTATAGAGCGTTGGATCAAGTGGGTTCTCTGTGTTGGTAACAGCCACCAAAACAGCCCAATCAGATACAGCCTTATTCTCGGCAATCTTCTTGTCCTTCTCTGCGAGTTTAGCTTCATAGCTTTCAGCTTGCGTGTGCAAATCTTCTTGTAATTTCTTAACACCATCAGCAGGATTAAATTCAGTCGCAACCTGTCCAAGTACAGCCTGGATCAGCACCTCATCTGATTCGTTGGTACGGTCTCCAATCAAGACACGCTCGAAGGCTGTGTAAGGGTTCGCTGAGCGAATTGATACGAAGGTACGACCTTCTTCTTGCAAGTATTTGTTAATGATTTTAAATTCCATAATTATTTACCTTCTTCTAATTTCTGAGAGGCCTCATCAAAGAGGTCCTTGAGTGCTTGATCGCTATCTAACACATTGTTAAACTTGCTTAATAGCTCGTTTACGCGCTTGTATTCCTCGTTTGCTTCTTCGTATAAGACCTTGTAATTTGAGGCTTCTACGATTGCGTTTGCGAGTTTCTGCGAGATCTCGTTTACAATTTTATCTACTGTGTTCATAGATTTCCTTTCTATCTCCAATTAGGATAGTAACCTCTGCTATAGTTACCAGGGACACCATTAAGATTGCGGAAGTTATCAAAGATCTCATCTAAGATAACTGAAAGACTGCTTCCTTTGATAACAATATCGTCCATCCCAAAAAGCTTTCTGCTTTCGGTATTAAGAGAGACACCTCCACCCTGTGAGCTTGGCGCGAAGTCCATCGTTCTACCATAAAAAGTAATGGCTGTTTGAACATTGCCACCTTGCCGACCGTTCCAGATCTGAATACCAGCAGATGTATGTTCTATACCTGTCACATGGTTTCGGTTACTCATAAGCTGAGTATACGCACAAGGTACACCATTCAAGGAACCTTGGCCAAAAATTAAAAACTGCAAAGGTTTCCCATTAAAACTATTTCTAATTCCTACAGCGTCCATGTTCATATCAATCCAGCCAGTCTGCAGATCAAAATCAGTAATGCCATTCAGAGACGATAACTTCCCACCTTTGATAAGATTTGCGGTCAGGCCATCTGCTGTGATATTCTTAGCTGATACGTTGATAAGTCGTGCTGTGCTTGCGTCAATTTCTCCGATGTGGGCCGTGCCAATCTGAGCGTTGCCAATCATGGAGCTTTTGATAACCCCGTCTTTGATATAGGTCTTGTCTCCGATCGAGATCAAGCCCTCGTTAATCTTAACTGATCCGTCTAGATTGAGGTTAATCTGTCCTAGCACGTCACCCGCACTGTTTAGGTTACGCACTGCCCACGAATCAGCAAGCTGTGTTACTTGCGTTTTAACGGCTTCTAGTGGCACTAGACTATCATCTGGTGATGGTTGCCATAAGCGATCACTAGAGCCTTCGTAAAAGTCAAGCTCAGTCATAAACAGACCAGACCAGCCGTTGGGATTGCCTTCGTATGAAAACAATAAATAGCCATTGTCAAAATCGCCTGTATTAAACTTAAACGAACGTTTAAAGGCCCGTTCTGAGTTAAAAGCAGGGTTTCCTGTCTTATCAAAGATCGTTTGAATCTCGTCATAATCTTGGTTGACTGAGTTTTTTTTACGTTTCCGCAACTCGACCGTAAAACGGGCCGTGTTAGCGTCAAAAGCTAGCATGTTGAGCATGTAATCAGTATTCTTCTTGAAGATAAACCGCGGACTGTTCACGACTGCTCCATTGCTAAGTTGAAACATTCGTTTCTGTCCGTTTAAGTAAAATTGGTGAGCTAAGAACCTAAATTTGCTAGGGTCACCGTTCCAATATTTTAGCCCATCATCAGCACGGGAGTTTTTGAGCATATTTGGGCCACCACTTGTCGAGTACTTACCAACTTCGGTTTGGAAGATCTGGCTAGACATAACAAGCCGTGAGAGCTTGTCTGGTGCGTCTGTTTCAGACTTACCGATGATTCGCTCATAGAGCTTGTTGCTCTCAGTTAGCTTGTTAAATTCTACGTTTTGGCTTGCAATCCTACGATCTAAATCACTTACTTGCCCTTTCGTGTCTGATAGCTTGTTATTTAAATAATCAGCATACGCCTGTGGCGCGAATGAGCGTTCTATGTTGCTATAGATCTTATTATAGATCGTGTCACCATCAACTCTATTGATCCCTTCCGTTACTTTATTTTGCAAGTCCTGACTAGATAAGATTTGTTGCTTGATCTGGTCGGATAGCTTGGACGTGTCTGGAAGCGTTCCAGCTTTCGTGAGGGCCTCTTGCGCTTTTGCGGTGGCCTGTGCGATGGCTTGGTTCGTTGAGGCTTGGGCGTCGTTGACTATTTTCTCAATTTTTGACGTGTCAACTTTGAGAATTTTTGGGAGCCATTCCGTCCCACTCCAATAATAGAGCTCTGTTTCTTCGCCTACCGTTAAGTATAAGAGATCGCCTTCGTGAAGCGTCCCTCTTGGCTCATCTTTTGGCTTCGTGGTCCCGTAATAGTTAGTATTTTTTCCATTTGCCGAAACAAGCGCCCGTGTGGCCACCTCAAGAGCACCTTCAGCGTATTCTTTCGACTCAGACACGCTTCGCATGATCGAACCTTCCGACGTGATCGCTTTCTGGACGGTTCCAATATCGTTACACGTTACCTTGTGGGACAATAGCCGGCCCGTCACGTCATACGAGCTCTCATAAGACACAATACGGATCTTTTCACGGAACCCGATCGTCTCATTAATAGCCATTATATAGTCACCCTCGCGTGGCCGTGTGTACTTATACCCGGCTTGCGTGAGATCTTCCATGCCAAGCTGAACCGAGATCGAATAGGATTCGTCGACTTCTTTTTTTAACCGTTCTAAGAGCTTACCAGTCTCTTTATAGCGCTCGTCTTTAACGGGTTCGCCTTCAATACGGCCATAGATCCGAGCAAGTGGGCTCTCGTATTCCGAGGTATATCGGCCCGCGTCGTGGTTATTTTCGTCCTTCCACGCCCCCAGACCTTTTTTGTAAGTGATAAAGGCACCGATATTCTTTTCAATCGTGAGCTCGTTCATATTAAAGTTTTTACGGACTACTGTTGAAAGGTCAGTCCCGACTTTCTTCACAATCCGAACGACCTTACCAGTAACCGAAAATTCGAGACCAGCTTCTTTAATGATCTCTTTAAACATTTTGAGCCGTTTCGTGTTACCGAAATTCTCTTTCCGGATCGCTTTCGCTTCCGCTTCGATCACATACCGATAGCCACTATCTTTGAAAATAGATTCAATATAAACTTCAAAGCGATTTGAGCCATTAAACTCTTTATAACAATTTGAGTGCTCGAAATCGTAAAAGAATTGGTGGACCGCGTCAAAAGATAGCGAAATGTTTTTTCCTTCGTCTTTCGGCTTCGCGTAAATGATCTTATAGAGTTCGCCATCGAAGGTAAAGCTCCACCCACGATCTAATTTTGATAAAACTTGCTTATTAGAAACAACTGTCCCCGAAATTGACCGTTCACCATTTACAGCGTTTTTTGTTGTTAACTCGACTTGGGCCCCGTATCCGTTGCCTCTTTCGTCGTAAAAAGTAATCAATGATCCACCTCCTCTCTAGCGATAAAGCTCTTTAAAACCGAGGATCTTGACAGTCCCCTTGAAATTTGTAAACCAATTTACTGACCGGTTAGGCTTTGGTCGAATAACGAAATATTCATAATTCGTCCGGTTGTTTACGTTTAAATCTTGCGTCGTTGGTCCTTGATAGATCGCCGTCTCAACTCCCTTTAAGAGGAGCTTTTGGCCAGACCTTAAAGGCGTTTCTGTGTGTCGGTAAGTAAACCGACGGCCGTCAATCTCAACGAAAAAGTCGGTATTATCAGCGTTTGCGGTCAATTCCACAACAAACGGTACTTCTAATTGGCTAAGTGGTGCCGTTCCGTTGTATGCAAAGCTGTTTGTACTAAGTGAGAGATCTCTTGGGACTGTCTCACCATACGGGAGCTCTGCTGTCACGAATGAGAACGAAACATTATACTTGATCCCGGCTTCTGAATTGCCAATAAAATCAAAATCAATTTGACCATCTCCCACAACGTTATAACGATATTTCCAGTTAGCGTGTGGCAACTGGGCAATGTTGAGATCGCCCGTTGTTTGTCCCGGTGTCTGGAAGTCGTAAATGTTATTTACGTTTTGGTACAACTTCGTAATATAAAAGCTATCGTCACCCAAGACCCAGCGAGAAATTTCGTCCTTTTTATTTAAAAAGTCCTCCATCGATCCCGCTGAAACCCTTGCTGTGACTGAGATTTTCTTTTCGGTATAGGTCAAGCCGTCGAAAATATAACCATTGCGCCCCTTGACGGTTCGCCTTGATAACTCCACGGCCGGGGACAAATCGTCGACCGTGATATTGTAAAGACCAAGGCCAGAAAGTTTCTGACTTTGGCCGTCTTTTTCAATTAATAAGTCCATCGTTCCCCCTTTACGCGAAATAAGCGTCTAGCGCCTTTTCTCTCGCGTCTTTTTCTTTGATCGTAGTATAGATCTTATCTCCCACGATCTCGTTATGTACTTCGAATTTTTGGTTCGAAAGTTGCGAGTTCTTGACTTCGTCGCTCAAGTCCTCAAGGGACGAACGAACGCCCGAGCTTGTCAAGCTTGCGCTTGTGGTCAATACACTATTAGTCTGATAGTCTTGATCTGTGATCGCTTGTGCGTACTCTTTCGCCATCGCCTTAATATCACCGACCCAGTCTTTCATACCGAGGTACATACCTTCGCCTGTGAATCCCCCGATCTTCTTCGTGACGCGAGATGGCGAATGAATATCCAAGGCCGAGCGCATAATATCGGCAATGCTCGAAGCGATACTATAAGCGAGTGCATAGAGCGAACCAGCCATCGAAGCAAGTCCGTTATACAGGCCTACGCCCGCGTTAAAACCAACGGCTGACAATAAAACAGGCAACGAGCTAAACGATACTGAGATCTGATTACAAGCCATACTAGCAAGTGATACAGCTTGATTCATACTTGAGCTTATCGTGTTAGTAAAAGCGTCCATACCACTTTTAGCGCTATTTGTGACGCTTTGGAACGTCGACTTAAACGCGCTCTCTAGTTTCTTCCCTGCTGAAGAACTAGTCTGTTCAATCTTATTCAAACCACTTTGAACTGCTTGGGCTGCCGCGTTCATTTCACTTGTGACAGTCTTTTGCATATTTTGGTAATTCGTTGAGATAGATTGTGACATTTTAGAGCTTGCTTGCTCTGCCTGTTGGGCCATCTTATCAAAATCTGTCTGAGCACTAATAGCCATTGCATTTGTAGCGCTTGTTGCTCCCGTTTGCATTTGTTGGAAGTTTGCGACAACGTTCGCGCTCGCTTGTTGCGCGTTAGTAGTTGCAGCCGTGTTGACTCCCGTCGTGCTCGCGTTCGCATTATTCATCAACTGATTCAACTCACTGCTTGCGTTCGCGTTCAACTGGCCGATGTTGCTCGTTACGCCTGTATTCATCTGTCCAGTTTGAGCTGTTGCGTTTACGTTCATTTGATTGAACGAAGCGTCAGCATTTGCAGCGAGTTGTTGCAAGTTCATTGTCCCGCTTGCGTTCGTTGTGTTGAAGTTATTCGTGGCCGTCTGTTGCAATTGAGTTGTACTATCCATCGCATTTGTGGCCATTTGGGACATATTAGCCGTAACGCCCAAGCTCATGTTAGACGTTGACGCGATCGTATTCGTGCTCATTTGATCGTAAGACGTCGACACGTTAGTTGCTGCGCTTGTCGCGTCATAGCTTAATTGAGTAGTTGTTTCTGAGCTTTTAGCCTTGATATTTTCAGCCGTATTATTGATAGATTCTTCGGTTTTCTTTCCGCCTTCATCGGATTTACCAGTGATCCAGTCCCAAATACCGCCGAAGAAATTTCCGATGGCGTCAGCGACACCTTTCAAAGCGTTAGGAATAAAGTTTAATAGAGCTCCACCGAAGCCCTTAATAATCTCCCAAGCAGCCGAGACAATATTCGGCAAACCTTGAATAATCGCTAGCGCAAGCTGTACGACTAATTGAGCGCCAGCCGCTAGTAATTGCGGTAATGCTTGAGCGAGTCCACGAATCATCTGACCGATGATCTGTACTGCGCTTTGAGCGATCTGTGGTAACGAATTAATGATCCCTTGGACGAGACTTACGATCAATTGGATACCACCTTGTAAGATCGTTGGCAAGTTTGACAATATCGTTTGCATAAAGCCAATAATAACTTGCGTTCCCATCTGGATAATCGCTGGCAATGCTTGAACAATACCGTTTACGATATTCATCAAGATCTGAATACCTTGTTCAAGAATCTGTGGAAATTGCGCTTGTATGTTGGTTATGAAGTTAGTTACAATCTGTTGCGCTGTCGAAAGGATTTGCGGTAAGTTTTGCAAGATCCCTTGTGTAATGCTAAGAAGTAACTGCATACCAATTGAAAGCAATTGTGGCGATGCTGAAAGCAAGCTGTTGACCAAAGTCCCGATGATAGTCACCGAGGACGAGATCAACGATCCCGCATTTTGGCCCACACCTTGTACAAGACTTCCGATCAATTGTACCCCAGCGTCAACAATAACCGGGAACATTGTCGCGAATCCTTGCGCGAGTTTGGCTACTAGATCAGCACCAGAAGCGATAAGGCTCGGTAATTGACTAGTAATTCCATTTACTAGGTTTTGAATGATCTGTGGTCCTTTTGTCGTGACTGTGGTAATCAACTGATCGATCTGTTTTCCAAATTGTTGGTTAATTAGGCCAAGACCAGCAAGAACTAGACCAAGAATAGCGGCCGGGCCGATTGACGCGAGGGCAATTCCCATCACGGAAGCGATACCACTTGTCATCATTCCAAGAACAGATATACCTTGCGAAGCTGCTCCACCAAGTGCGCCCGGAATACCGCCGATCTTGCCAACGAAGTTTGTAATAGATCCGCCAGCCACACTAAATGCACTTGACGCGACTGATCCGAGAGCCAGCGTTTTTGTAGCAACTGCCCCCATAACACCAGTAAGCGAAGTTAGTCCGCGTACGGCTGGGCCAAACGCAAACGCGCCCACAAGTCCTAGAACAGCCGGTTTTAATTTAACCATGGTGCTTTCGAACTTGTTCGCTTGTTCGTCGGTCATTTTAGTACCGTTTAAAAATTGGTTCAAAGCCGGGTTTAATGAATTGATAGCGTCCAAAAAGTTTTGCAAGCCTTTAGAATTAGAAATTTTATCAACTAACTTATCAACCCATTTTACAAGTGTCGTAAGGACTGGCAAAACAGCCGTTCCTACTTTTATTTGAAGCGTTTCAAACGAACCTCTCAAGGCTTCAACGGCCCCTTTTAGGTTGTTGAGCTTTTCTGCCGCAACTTGTGCTGCGCTCACTTTGTCAATAGCGGCTTGCATACTGTTTGCGCCATCTGCTCCTTCGTTCATCGCGATAGTTGCAGCACGCACCGCGTCGGTACCGAACATGGTTTTCAAGGCCATTTGTTTTTCCGCGTCAGTAAGTCCGCCTAAATGATCTTTCAAAACTTGAGAAATCTCAGCGAATGACTTGATCTTGCCTTCAGCTGTGAAGAACTGGTTTGAGCCATCGGCTGTAATGATACCGAGTTCTTTCATCATGTTCGTTTGTGCTTTAGTTTGCGGTTGCAAGTTCATCAACATAGTTTTAAGTGATGTACCAGCGTCTGAACCCTTGAGTCCGTTTTGAGCAAATACTGCGAGGGCGTTAGTGGTATCACGAAATGATAAACCAAGCCCAGAAGCAACTGGAGCGACCATGGAAAGACCATATTTCAGCTCGTGGACGTCTGTTGCTGACGCGTTAGCAGCTCCCGCGAGTTGGTCTGCTGCTTGCGTGGCCGTCATGCCGTCACGTTTAAACGCGTTTAAGGCTGTCGACGTAATTTCAGCCGCTTCTTTCAAGTCCAATTCCCCAGCTGTGGCCAAGTTAAGGGACGCGGTAAGCCCACCGTTTAGAATATCTTTTGTTGATACCCCAGCTTTTGAAAGTTCACCGATCGCGTCAGCAGCTTCGCCAGCACTAAAGGCTGTATCGGCCCCAGCTTTGATTGCAGCGTCGTTGAATTGCTTCATCGTCGCTTCACTCTCACCAGTCACGGCCTTGATATTGCTCATTTTAGCTTCAAATTCAGCAGCCTTTGAGACTGTACTCTTGATTGCTTGTTTCCCGAGATCAAAGAGTTTGTAAGCAGCAGCAACACCTAAAACCTGTTTTACTAGGTTCGTTGACGCGCTCGCCGCTTGATTTGTATGGTTTACAATCCCGGTCAAGGCTCCTACTGCCTTCTGCCCAGTCGTTTGAAACGCGTTCCCGAGCCGTCCGCTTACATTGCTCGCGAGACTGTTAACCGATGACAAGATTTTGCCTCCGAACGAGTTTTGAACCCGTTCCGCGAAGCTGTTCGCCTTGCTGGTTAGGTTGGTAAACATACTAGACCATGACGAGTTGATCGGATTCAGCACTCTCTGGCCAAGTGCACTCGTAAGATTCCCAGCCACGGACTGGATTCGAGCTTCGAGCCGGGCCATAGAATCCCCAATAGAGCCAAAGGCCGTCTTATACGATCCAGACATATTGTTAGCCGAATTAGTAAATACTGACCCTAAACCGTGGACTTTGGAGCTGATACTCTGCGCCATAGAGTCGACGCTGTTTGCCATTTCAGCAAACGCGCTTTTTGGTGATTTGATCGCGTTTGAAATATCAAAATCAAACGCCTTTTTAATTTTGGAATTAATGCTAGCCCCAACGGCCGAAACGTCGTTTTTTATCGCTCCGAAGACTGATTTTACGTCAGCCGAAACGCGAGTAAATGCCTTTCGTATGGGGTCAGGTAATTTTGCGCCGATGTTAGAAGAGATACGCTGTAACTCTCCGAGGGCGATTTTGAATCCACCGGTCAACCCTTGGCCGATTTTAGATCCGATATTCTGGTTACTGTTTGCGAGCCGGTTCATTAATTCCCCGACTTCACGAATCATCTGATTTGCACTTTTAGAGGCCTCTTGTGCAGCACTCTGAAATGCTTTACGTGTCGAACTTACGACGTCGCTCATCGCCTTTTCATATCCCGATAAGTCCGCACCGATAATCGCTTCAATTGATCCGTCAAAAGCCATCGCCCATCACCTCCTTTTTTATTATCTATTTCTAAAATGCTCGTTAAGACGCTCGATCTTTTCAAGCATATTCTGAGAATTTCCTCGTTTTTGTTCTTCGTGTTGTCTGAATAGACGACGCACTTTCTCGCGATCCTTTTTCTTGCTCAACTTGCCAAAGTCCGCTTTTTTAGCGTTCAACGTATAGCGAAGATTAAAAGCAAGTTCGACAAGGTTTTCCCTTTCTTCGATTGCTCGGTAATAAAGACCCTCGCGAATTGCGTCAAGCTCGTTTTTGGTACACGAGAAGATAATATTCGGGTCAGTTAGACCCAAACGCGCACACTCTATTAAGAGATTGCGTTTCTCAAGCGCCCAATTTGCGCTTCCGTCTGCTCGATCTGAAGTTCCGCCTGTGCCTTGTCTTCCGCTGTTTCTGCTTTGGCTTTGAGGTATTTCAAGACCAGCTCGAGATTTTCTAAGTATTTCGAAACTTTCTCTTTGAAAAAACCAGATTCTACCATCTCTTCTTCAAGTGCTTCAAAAAGTGGCTCTGCGCTCTCTGCCCCGAGATCTTCCATTTTGTCCGCAATTGCTTTGATCGCTTCTTCATCGCTTACGGCTTTCGCTTTTTTAGAAGCGCATAGCTTGATAAGATCCACAAGAGCTGAATCGTTACGATCCACGATACGAAGAAATAGAGCTCCGACGCCGTCTTCGTTACGTGTGCCATCTGGGGCTTGAGATCCCAAGTCACGATTGACCTTGTACATGGTCATATAATCAAATTTGATTTCGATTGAACGGCTTCCGACTGTAAATTCCATTTAAAAACTCCTTTTTTGTCAAAAAAATAAAAGCAAAAGGGCATTTGAAGCCCCTTTGCTTGAAAAATTAGCGTGTGATATTGTTGTAATCGCCTGTTGTTTCGCCCGGGTTTTGGTACTCGTAAACGTCGTTTAACATTGCGATTTCGTCCGCTGAAAGTGGGAAACGTCCGTCACGCAAACGGCCGACAATACCCACGGTATAGTTCAACTCAACGAATCCATCGATCGCGTCAGTAAATTCAACATCGTCGGTAATTTTACCGTAACCAAATTGAGCTGGATAGGTATCTTTTCCAGAAGTTGCGTCTTTGACGCTATCATCAACGATAACGCGCCAGATCTTTAATGATTCCCCTGTCTTTTGTGCGTCAAGCACGGTTTGGACTGATGGATCTTTAGGCGCGAAATATTGAGTCAACTCGATAGAGTGTTCATCTGTTGCTTTTTCAAGCAAGCGCCCTTGTTGAGTTTGTTCGTCAATGTATTCACCACCCATGGTAGTTGTACCATCTGTACGATAGGCTGGAAGCATTGCCCCATTGCCTTTCTCAGCGTGAATTGATTGAATGAAATAGAATACTTTTTTACCTACGACCGGCTTTGCGATCGTAATTTTGATTTTTGCTTTATCTTCAGCTTCACCCATTTAATTATTTCTCCTTTTAGAAAATTGTATCTGTTAATGCAATGACGATATGATAGACTTCACGGCCTACCGTATCGTCTAAGAGTACGCTCGCGTTCATATTGTGATTGTGGCCAATCCTACGAAGAGCCTCTGATTTGACTTTCTCAACTCTGGCCCGGCTTTCCGTGCCCGGTAAGAAGATATCAATCTGTACGCTCATATCCTCGATTATAAGCCCCGTTTGAGCTGTTTTTGACGTGTCCGAGCTAGATTGCCCGATTACCAAAAACGGCTCGAGTGTGTCTTGTTTTGGTAGCTTGAATTTGATCGGAATATTGAGCGGTTTTAACTTTTCGCGTAAATCTGCGAGCATTTGAACTGAAGGCGTTTCGTTTGCCATGAATCACCTCCTAAACATTTTACGAAGGTTCTTAAATAACACTTCGCTTTCTTCCTTAACGGCTGGACCAAGAAACGGCTGGGCCTTCATCTTACGAGTTCCAAGCTCCACATAGACCGAATAACCAGCGGGAGATATTACTTTGTACCGTAGCGTACCCACCCGAGCGACAAAGATCCCGTTTCGCATGAATCCGGTATCGACTGCTGCTTTCATTTTGGATTTCCGTTCCACACGCAAGGCCGATCGTTGTAATTCTGCCGATACGGCCCGACGCGCTTCCCGTGGCTTGTTTTGAACCTTCCGAATGAACTTGTCCAGCCCCTTTACTGAATATGAAAAACTCATAAGTAAATAACCGTGCTATTATGATGATATCGTTTGCCCTTGATCTTGAGCCTGTGGCCATTGTAAATCACTTCCGAGAAGCCTTTGTAAGTGCCTTGTAAGTGCAATTTGAACGAATCAAAATCATACTTACCAAAGAGGCCCATCATCTCATAACTAGATAATGAACTTCGCATACAAGGGACCGGGAAACTCTTCTTTGTTTCCGTGCTCTCAAGCAATTCGTCCTCTGGCTCTTCCTCAAAGATCAAAGTCACACGTTCGTTATAGATCATACACGCGCCCCCTTAAATGAATCGAGCGATCCCGCGGGCCCTGTGTTTGACCGCTAGGCCTTGCAACACGGCCTTATGCTCATCTGTTAGATAGCTAGACTCCCAAGTGAAGCTCCGGCCTTCCTCGCTGTCCGCTGTCGCGCCTTCCGAGTTTAGACGGTTGAAGCGACTGACGGCAACGTCTCGAAGGATATAAGCCACGCTTTCGGGTAATTCCTCGAGTGCTGTTTCCGAGAATTGATTGACGTAAGCGATCATACGCTCGAAGCTATCCCGTACAATAAGGACTAAAAGATCATCTTGTTCTTGGGCAGCCTTGGGAATACCTTTTAGAAGTCGAAGCTCTTCCGTTACTTGATCGATATTGATTGCTGTCATCGCTAAAACCTCCTAAGACTAGGCTGCCGCTGTTGCCGTTGGTGCTTGAATTGTTGCTTCTACCACACCGTCCGGAATTTCAGCAAAGAGAACGTTTGCGCCAAAGAATACTGACTCGAAAGTCAAGTTATTAAGATGACGGTCACGCGCAACACCGATCAATCCTGTTTCATCTGTGAAGTCTGCGAACAATCCGCCAAGATCTCCACCAGACACATTCAGGTAAGCGAAAACAAGGTTTTCAACGGCTGTTGTATAGATCTTTCCTTGTGGACATGAAGGCATTACGATAACGTTTTGCATACCGAGGAAGTTTTGAAGAAGAGTGAATCCGAACACGTTTGAAGCGTCAGACGCAACGGCTGTACTTCCGAGGTATTCAGCCACGTCGAGCGGGTTAACGAAAGAAACAAGTGGAGAACCTTCGAATTCGTTGAAAGTGGTCAATTTGCCCCAGCTATTCGCAAGCGCTTGTTGAAGTCCTTTTCCTGTTACTTTAGTTTTAGTCTTTTTAAGGTAAGCGAGGAAGTCGTCCTTGATTCCGTTTTGAATTTCACGAAGTAAGCGTGTATCTGCTTCTGTGATAGCGCGTGACGCACCGTGGCGAGCGATCGCTTCCGCTGATACAGCGCGGCGTTTCTTAAACCATTCTACGGTGTATTCTTGGTCTTTAGCGCGTGTCATTTTAGATAGTGGAATTGTTTCACCTTCAGCGGTTTTAGTTGTGTCAACGTCTGCGGTCCATTTGTAAGTTTGGATCTTTAGGTCGTTTGTCAATTCTTGACGGCGAGTTACTCCCAAAAGACGAAGTAAGTCGTTAATGTTTTTAGAAAATTTGTTGACAAAATCAATGGACTTGATTTCGCCCAAGTCTGTCATGGTTGTTAGTTTTGCTTCAGCCATATTTTAATAGCCCTTTCTAATTTTTAAATAGTCCAATGTTTGCAGCGATCATTGCTTGACGTTCTTCGTCGTTCTCAATAGCCATGATCTCCGCTTTAGTCATAGATACTGGGCCCGTACCCTTGCGAGGCGCTTTCTGGGTCAAACGTTCATCGACGCGGGCTTCTACCGCCTTATCAAAGATTTTTCGCAACGTGCCGATCTTCTCTTTTGTGGCTTCGGCTGTTTCATCAATCACAAAGTCGATAAACTCGCCCGGAAGCCCTTCTTCGCTCAATAGCGTTTGAGTGGCCACGCGCATTTCTTTAATTGCAAGAGCTCGCTCGCGTTCTTCGATCGCTTGGATCCGTTTCGCTTCCTCTTCTTTCGCGCGTTCGTCTTTGGTCAGCTTTGCGAGGCGTTCGCCTTCGCTTTTGGCCTTTTCGATTGCTTCAGCTTGCTCTGCTTCCCAGCTTGCACGGGCTTTTGCAATTTCGGCTGCAATTGCTTTTCCAAACTCTGCGCGTGTAAAGGTACGTTCTGCCTTTTCCTGCTTTGTCTCAACTTGTTCTTCTTGAGTGACGTCTTGCTCAATAGCTTCAGTCTCAACTGCTTGTGTATTTTCTGACATGATTTTCCTCCGATGGTTACGCCATCACTCGATATTCTCGCTTTACGTCCGGCGACGAAACAATGCAGCTTTTAACGTCCTCCGCATAGTCTGGACAATAAAAAAAGCGGTCTATTCCCGCTTGTCAAGATACCGGATCACCTCCGATCACTCGTCTTTGTCACCTCGTGACTGTTTAATGCTATTTATGATACCTTCTACCATTCCAGCGATCACGGCCAAACCTGTCACGACTAGAAAGGCAAAGCATAAAAGGCCCGCTGTGTACGATACCATATCCCAGATATTAATCACTCGATTCCTCCTCTCCGATTTCTCCCGCGTCCGGCATGATCGTAGACCGACAATTATAATGGAACGGGGGCATATTAACCCCGACTTGCGCGTCCTCTAGCTTATATAGCTTATCTTCTTGCGCGATTCGTCGGCAAATTTGAGTTGTCCGATCGTCTAGCACGACCAAGATCCGATAGAATTCAAGCCCAGCTTTCTGGTACCGCTTGATAGTGGCCCGATTTATGACGGCCGTCGCGTCAGTCCTTACTAGCGTTTCAGCTCGGGACCGTGCCACGTTGAATTCTTTCCGAATTTCACGGGCCATATCTTGCGGGCTGTCCCCACGAACAAATCCTTGTTTAAATACCTCTCTCAGCTTTTGCGTGAGGCTGTCAGTATTGCCCCAAAGTTGTTCCGAATAATTTCGGCCATTGAAAGGCGTCTTGATAATCTCTTCAAACGCTGGACGGTTGACCGCGCCTGTACGGCCTCCCATAGCCTTTCTGTACGCGTATTCTGCGACGGTGAATAAATACTTCTCGAAGCTCTTATGAAGCGCTCCTGTGAGCACTCCGAGCCTGTGGATAGCTTCCAACTGCAAAGCCTCAATTCTGATCGCTCGAGCTGACGCGTATTGTTGGTTTAATCGCTTCAATAGCTCCGGATCCTTTTCGGCTTGCTCGCGGTATAGCGTCGCATTTTCCACATAATCACTAAGATCCTCACCTCGAAGGCGCTTCGTTGCGTCTTGATAAGTGAGTTCATGATCTTCAGCGTACTTCGTGTAAAAGTCAAACAACGACTTTTGAAGCGTTACAGCTTCATTTCGATAGATCTTTTCTAACTCGGCAAAAAAATCTATATCTTTTCTGTCAACGTACTCAAATATCTCACGGGCGCGTGCTTCCCAGTATTTCTCATGGTTGGTTGTCTTCAGACTCTTCATCTGCCATTACCTCGTCGCCCTGCTCGGCGTTTTGTGCCTCGTCTTGTGGTTTGATCCGTGGGAGCATTTCAAGGGCTTTTTCTGACTCTTCTTTCATACGCTCTAATTCAGCTTCAGCATTGACCCCTGTCACTTGTTCGAGCATTTCGAAGATTGTTTGTTCGCTTACCACGCCATACAGGTTCTTGGCCATGGCCACAATCTCAGCGTCATTCTGTGGAATGTTAGGCGTGAATACAACGCTCGTTTCATTGATAAGGTTGTAATTGTCCGAATCGTTGCCCTTGATCTTCCAGATATTGACCGCAAGCCGTAAACGACGCATAAGGCCTTTTTCAAAAAGTAACTCTTGCTTACCGCGATAGTTATCGGACGCCATCAATTTATACTTCATCGCTTCGCCCGATTGTGTGCCCGCAAAGTTGCTGTCTGTCGTGTCTGGTGTAAAGGTAAACCGCATGATATCTTGAACTAGTCGTTCCTTGTATGCTTCGGCTCCAGCTGTATCGTATGACTTGACAAGATAATTTGCCGATGGTGCCGATCCGCCCGGGATCGGGTTATCATCGAGAATCAAGATCTTCGCTTTCTTAAAGGCTTGAGATACTGCGAGCCGTCCGTTTGGATTGACCCGACCGTCTTCCATGAAGTCTTTATCTTCTACGCCCGTGAACGGGTTCCCAGAAATAACCAAAAGGGCCTCGTTACTGTCTTGCTGAAAGTTTGCAAGCTCTGACTGTGACAAGTCGTAAGCGTCGATAGAGTCCAGTACAGCTTCGAACGCCCCTGTACGGTCTGTATTGTTGCTAAACTCGTTTACTGGTACGCCATTAAAGAAATGCTCGCTTGTATCTTTGAGATGAAGCGTGTCTGTGTCTTGGTTATCGTCCACATACTCATAAATAGCGTTACTGGTATAGACCTTAACAAAATCGCGTTTATGCCCGTTACCGTAACTGATAGAGTAATAGTTGACAGCCATCAAAGAACGTTGCTCATAACTATCGTCATAAATAACAAACGTCTGCTCTGGATCCATACGATAGAGCTTGACCCAGACCGAACCGTCTTCATCTTGGAACGTATTCAGAAGCTCGTAAGCCCGGCCATAGATCGCAAGATCTGTCTTGATCGCGACATTGTGGTCCTTTTCGTTGTTTTGCTTGCTGAACTGGTCAATCTGTTTCTGGATTTCTGCGTTCTCGTTCTTGTATTCAACCGGGTTCCCCAGCATATAGCCTTGTTCAAAAATAGCAATGTATTTCGCCCAGTCGCTTGCGATTCGATTATCTGCGCTGTATGGATCGCTCTTGTCTTCGCGGTACTTGATATTATTATCAGCGAGATAATAGCGCTTGAGTTCTTTCAAACGGTCTAATTGCTTGGATCTGTGTGTCCCGATATAGTTTTTTAGGCGTTCGATCCATTTCTGGCCCTCATATTCGATTGTTTCAAAATCTTCGGCCGTCATGATGAATTGACGATTCGCGTTCTCGTCAAAACGCCGTCCTTTCAAGAATTTCAATTTCTCTTATTCCTCCTAAAAATAATATTGTGCGCTGGTCATACGCTCTTTTACTGTGCTGCTTGTGTCGTAGACGTGTTGCGAATAGATCGCGTATCTTACCGCGTCTAATACGTCGTCATGCTCTTTTACTGGTTCGCCTGATCGCTCATTCCAGACGTATTGATAGATCTCATCTTTGAATTTTGCGACTTTGTTTGAAACGACAAAAAAGCGACCAGCTTTCATCAGCTTGGCCACCTCTTCAATTCCAGATAATACCGACTTATACGCATTAAAGCACTTGAGCCTTTCACGGTTAAACCGTCCGACGTGCTCGGGCCGTGCGCTATCAGCCCAGAAGAATATATCACCGTAGCGCGCCTTGATATCTTTTGCAATATCCACCCAAAAATCAATTTCTTTGTACTGGTGCGCGTGTTCCTCAAGTATGTACACATCGCCGGCCTCAGTTTGGCCCACGACCACAATCGAGCCCCAGTGCTCATACCCCCAGTCGACACCTGCATAGATCTTCGCGAAGTGCTCGGGTTGTTGCGTCGTGTACATATCTTCTTTGAAGTCACGATATACCGCACCTTCACCAATCACCCAACGGCCATATATACCGCGTTCGGTAAACATACCAGACGGAGTTGTCGCGATCAGATTATCAACGTACCGCTGATTTAAGAACGTGTTATCAAAGATTGTAAAATGATTCGCGACGATCTTTTCATCATCTGCCTTGTCGATATAATCGACCTTGAGCCAATGCTTCGGGTGGTCCGGGTTGGTATCACATATAATACGTGCGCCATATCCGGAGCACCGCTTTAAAATTTCATCAAAAACCTCTTTATTTGCGAGCGTGGCCTCGTTTACATAAGCACCAAAGGCTGTCATACCACGAATAGCCTTTAGGCCCGCTATGGACCCCGTAAACGTCGTTACGACGTACACGCCGAATAAGGTAAAGTTGCCGTGGCGGTCAAATTGGAATTCGTGGCCGTAAGCGTCGGTTATCTCGCGTAATATGTTTGTTTGAAGTGTCCCAGACGATACCGCCCCCAGAATGTACATCGGAGTTTGAACCCCGACTTTTGCAGCGTTTTTCTTGACACGTTTCAGCTCCATTAAAAATAGATCGTTGTCGAGCTTGGTTTTCCCGGCCCTTACTGCGCCATGGTTTATCATCATGTACCAATCGCGAGAGATTGAGCGTCGCAAGATCCCGATCTGTTTATCTGTGTACAGTCGATCAAGTGCCATCTTGTATCACTCCTTCCAGCTTCTCGAAATAATCGGCCATGATATCTTCGGACGCCATACCACCTTCAAGAGCTTGCTCGCGTTTCTTGTTCTCAAGTTGCATTGCTTTAACGCGTTCTTTCTGCTCTTTCTTATCGAGAGCGTCTTTCGTGCCCTCATTGCCGTTCATTTTAGCTAGAAGCTCGATTGCTCGCATATCGCCTTTAAGTGCCTTTTGCAAAAGCACCGTCGCAATTGCTGTCTGATTCGTCGCGCTCAAGCCCTTCTCTTCGAGCATTTCTTTTAGTTGCGGACTAAAGACGTCCATCTCCAAAATTTGATTGACTTTCTTTTTTAGGTCCGCTTTTTCTCGTCTGGCCTTGCCCGAGGCGATACCAGCTTTTCGGGCATTTCTTCGGCGTTCTTCGGGTGTTCGTTGCTCGTTTGGTATTAAGTTATCAATCCCGGCCATCGCCTCACTTCCTTACTTTTGATTTATTTACTCGTACTTATACCAGTCAAAATTTTCTTTTTTCATTTTCTCGTATAGACGGGGATTCTGTTTTTTCGAGTAATCTTTTATAATCGCCTTTATTTCCCCTTTTGTTTTTTTATCTAAGTTTTTATAGCCTTTTTTCGTCGCATATTTAGCGATGACAAATTCTTCATTCAATCCAAACGTAGAGCCAAGTTTTGCAGCGTTCTTTTGAAACATTGTCAAAAAACCTTTCGCGCCTCTCGGAACGTTCTTTAATTTATATTCTCTATCACCGAATTTTTTTATTTCGTCGATCCTATTGAATAAAAAAGGCTTCGTTTGTTCTTGTTGTTTTGCTTCAGTTTGTATTGCTTCGGCCTTTACGCCTCCGCCACCAGATTTTTTTCCTTTTCCGGAGCTTGCTCCTCTACCGCCCATGTTTCAACCTCTCTGTTGTTTCATTTTCTAAATAGTGTACTTCGATATCTCCATAATCATACTCAACCGCGCCACCGTACACGATCAATCTTTTCGGCTTCAATAACTCAATCATAACGTCCATACCATCACGCCATATTTCAAATTGTTCTTCGTTCTGTTTGACCCCGATTGTGCTGATCGCAAGTGTAGCGCCTTCCGGCAATCCATCAAAACAAAAAGAAAAGCTATCCGAATACGCCCATGATACCGTAGGAATAACCGTATAGCCGTATCTCTGCATAATCTGCCCAATCAACCGCGAGCGGTACACGTTCCAAACTTGCATAGCGACCGGCATATCGAGATATAAGCTAAAGTCTGGCGTGAGTACGCAATCGAACTCGCCTAGCTTTTCGATATAATATTCTGGCCGTTGCCATATCCTCTCGAACTGATAATCGTCAAGAAAGAAATGTACTCCCGCGCCATGATCTGGCTTGTTTAACACGTAATTAAAGCCTTGCAAGCGTTCCGGGACGTGATCCACTGGATCAAGCACGGGCATTTCAAACCGCCCTTCGGTCTTTGCTGGATCGAATAAGTCGAGATTATATTGATTTATTGTTGTTTCTCTGTGAAATTCTTTCTCTTCCTCTTCCTCTGACTCCTCTGGTTTAAAATCAAAGCCAAGATCCTCTTTTGGCAAGTCAAAGCCAAAATCTGCCATGTCCACACTGAAGATCTCGTCCAGCTCATCTCTTAACATTTCGGTATCAAAGCCCGTGTCCATATTTAGCTTGTTATGTACCAAGATATAGGCTTTCTTTTGATCCTCTGATAAGTGAGACAAGCGAATGACTTCCGCTTCCGTGTACCCGAGTTGCTTGAGCGCTTGCAAGCGTCCGTGGCCTTCGATGATGATATTATTTTCATCAATCGCGATCGGATCATTGTTTCCAAATTCTTGAATCGATTTTTTGATCTTGTCGATCTGCTCTTGCGGGTGCAATTTTGCGTTTCCCTTGTATTCCACCAGATCTTTTATTTTGACTTTTTCGATTTGCATGATGACACCAAAAAAGCCCCGGAGCAGGGCTAAAAAAGAATAGAGTATATAAAGAAATATATCAGATAAGGCAACACCAAGCCTTACCAAAGCGGACGGGTGGAATCGAACCACCGAAACGAAGAATTTTTAAAAAAATATTATAAGGAGTTCCCACGAATGGAAAAGTTTTTTTACGAAAATAAAACGTGCTGTTGTAACTGTTGGCTTGGCCCTGTCGTCCGCTGGAAGATCTCTGTTTCCTTCAATCTTCCGATAATACAATTTTACCACCTTTTTTTTGACACTTTTCCCAACTTTCAGCGACTTTTTAAAAAAATACTTGTATATTTCTTTTCCAACCCTTCAAAAAATGGTTTTATGATATGCCGATAGACTGAATTCTTTGACATAAAGAGCTCGAGTGCCACCCCTTCGACGTTTTTCGTTCGCGTTACATATAGCGCCTTGATTGCCTCCCAACTCGAGGGAGCGCATGAGCTTGTATATTCTGTGATCGCTTCTGCGAGCGTATAGAGTCGAATCAATTCCGGATCATTTTCTTTTAAGATCACGTTTTTAAGGGCTTCTGGCGTGTTAGTTGCTGCCTTGCTCTTAATAAACCAATTCTCGTCGAAATTTTGATAAGGGAAAGTGATCTCTTCGATTCGTTCTTTGATCTCTTTATCGAATGGATATCTTCGAAGTGCGTCGATTAGATATCCGTATCTTGTTTCAATTCTCAAGCTCCCCTCCTTTCTAGCCTCGACTGAGCTTTATACTTCTTTCTCGTAAATGTCAAAGGCGCCTCTCTTGTGATTGTTTCGGAATTCCAACGCTTCGGCTTTTGTTTTAAATTCAAACTCCTCGAATGTCGTCGAATGATTGCAATCCCAGCGCGTCAACTTGTTATACTTTCTCACGATATAGACTTTCACACTATCCCCCAACGCCGTTAATATCGGCGATTTCTTGTAATTCTTGTGCCATACGTGAATTATAGTCATTGTTCAATTTATTGATAATCACGTCTTGCATGACGTTTTTTTCTTCGGCTTTTTCCAGCTCGTTCTTTTGCGTCCGGATTGTTTGCTGTAGCTCGCTGTTGCTCGTTTCAAGCGTCCGTACTCTTGCGTTCAAATTGACGCATACCACGAATAGGACCAAGAATACAAACGCGATATTTGCGCATACTAGTTTTACATTATTCGTCATTTTCTCGTCCTTCTTTCCACATAGCGAGCCCGATCACTGCGAGGCCACCAAGCCATGCAAGAGATAGGAGCCCGAATATAACAGTTAATAAGTCCATTAGTTTTCCTCGTTTTTTCTCTCAAAATACCTTAAAGCAAGCCAAACATCTGATAGGGTTGGCGTGCCTTTGAAAATACCATTCCATTCCATCGAATGAAAATTGAAACCACCTCCAAAATATTCAACACGAAAGTATGGTTCTTTTTGATCTTCATCTCGAAAGATTGAATTTATTTGATTGGTATTTATTATGCGTTCTTCTGAATTGTTTCTGAAAATAACAAACATCACTCAGCCCCTCCATGAAGCACCATCAAAAACTTTACCACCTCTAAAAGGCGATCCCGCAACTAATAAACGTTCAAGGTTTGCTCTTCTTGTTTCCAAAAAGACCTCCTTGAATAATTCCCAAGCTCTGGTTTTAGATAAACGCTTATCATCTTGTTTTTTTAATTTTTCGACCAATCTTTTTCTTGTTTTATTCAGCGACATCACTCCACCTCCTTAACTTCAAACATTTTGCTATTAAATACCTCACCAAAGCCAGCTTCTTCTAATTCTTTGCGGGTGTGGTGCGCATTTACATCTTCATAGTTATTAGGATTGCCAAAATA